CGCCTCGTTTGGGTTTGCCCTTAGCTCTGACAAAGGCTACCATCCCGTCATCCTTGTTCTTCATGATGTTGGTCGCCTGGAAGGACTCAATCAACTCTGTCCGTGACTTATCCTTAATTACAGACCGCACAGAGTCCTTGACGGCTTGCTCGGCTTCAGGGATACACGCCTTTATCGCTTCCTGGGCGATATCCTCAAAGTCTGACGACAGAAGATCGCTGAGAAGGTCATCGGGCATGTCGATTGTCATTGTAGCCATCAGACCACCTCCGACAAATACAGCGTAATGGTGTTGTGCTTTTTCTCCCGGTAAGTCCGCACTATGCGGTAGGAATCGCCGTCATAGTTAACCTTGCTCGGGGTCTTGCTGTTGGCTTCCTTTGCCGCTCTGTAATCTGCATAGTTCACAGTTGCCGACAGCGACACCTTAATGTCTGCCATCGCCGCCTGGTAGAACTCTGTCCGCCGTACAGATTCAACGTCAGCCATACACTCGAAAGTCAATTCCGTCTCTGTCTCAAATCCGTCTTCATCCGTTGTGCGTGCGATGCTTGCAAGCTCTATTACATCATTCTTCATTGTTTGCACTCTCCGACTTTCTCAGGTTATCCTCCTGCGTCCGGAAAGCCTCTTCGTACCACGCCCGGCCGTCTTCGTCACCCATACGCACCAAACAAAACGATATGATGCAGTCTTCCACAAGAGCCCCACCGGCCAGGACGGTCTCTTCAGACACGCCCGACCGGATGAGCTCCATCTGTCCGGCTGAGATATTCCGCTGTATGGTTGGCAAGAGTGACGTTGCAGCCGCTGTTGATAGCCGGAGGGCATCCGCCACAGCTCTCTCAAGCTCTGTCATTTCTTCGCCCTCCTCTTAAAAGGAGCAGGGCTTTTTTCATTGTCTTTAGCATCAGCCACGGGAGCCTCAGCTTTTGCGGGTGCTTTGTCTATCGCAACAGCCACACCCATAGATATGGCCGCCTTTGCTCTGACCTCATCAAGGTCTCTTTCCACTCCGGGCTTTACAAGCTCCCCTGTGTTTGATATGAGCGTTTCCGTCAAAAACTTAACCTTCATCGTTCCTGCTCCTTCCGTTCGATCAAATGCTTGCTACTCTGTTGATGAGCTGGATGCCCTTCTTTGAGGTGATGCCAACACCGGCAGTCTGAAGACCACGAACACCAATGAGGTTTGCGTCGAAGTACTTTCCGCCCTCGTCTGTGCTGATCTCGTAGTTGCCCCACAGAGGCATGGTGATCGCCTTTGGCTGTCCGTATACCATGAGGTTGCCGTTGTTATAGCCTACACCGGCAAGGTCAGACAGGATGCTAAACTTAACAGCAAGCCCGCCGTCCTGAATGGTTCCGTTGTTCTCGTCATCAAAAGTGATGTCAAAGACAGCCTTCTTCTCGTTTGTTCCACGGATTGCGCCGAGGGTTGCAAGGTCAGCCTTGCACAGATACAGCTTTGTGCCAGCCTCTACGCTCTCATCTGCGTTGAATCCGAGCACAAGGTTGCGAACAAAGGTCTGATCCAGCGTATAGACCTTGTCTTCGCTCATCCTTTTAGTTGCGGATGCGTCAGCGATCAGAGCGGCAACGATCTGAGACTTTGCATATCTGCGGAGTGCGAGATAGGCAACCCTCTGAATTGCTCCCATGTAATCAAGGGGAGTTTCTTTTGATACAAGACGGCTGATGCTGTCCAGGATGCCCCATGTAGAGGGACTGATCGAACCCTTGTCAAAGGTTGCGGCAGTTCCACCGATATTGGAACCGTCTGTTACAGCGGCTGCGGCTGCGTCTGTATTCTGGTACGCAAAGCCGTATGATCCGATACCATCAACGATTACAGCGTTTACATCATCAACAATAGAAGATACAACCTCGGGGAGCATTGCGATGTCAGGCTTTACAGCTGAAGGAGTCAGAACTCCTGCAGCAAGAAGCTGACGGGTCTCCATGGTCATGTGACCGGTTTCAACGAGCTTCTTTGCTCTTGTTTCAATATCGCTCATTTTTCTTTCCTCAACTTTCTCGATTACTTTGTCAGCCTTAACAACTCCGGCAGAAAGAGCCTTCTCAGCGGCTGCTCTTTTTTCCAGTTCTTCAAGCTCTGCCTTGCGCTCCAAAAGAGCTTTTTTTGTTTCGGTTGCCTTCTCAACGTCCTCGGCCTCTGTCATGTCTCTGACTTCGGCTTCAAGTTCTGCGAGCCTTGCAACAACCTCATCCATGGTCATTTCTTTGATCTCCATGTGTGTATTCCTCCTTACATGAACTCAAATTTCAGTTTCGCGATTTTGAGTCTCTTTTCAGCCTCAAGTCTCTCCGCTCTTTCCTTCTCGATCTCTCCGTCGAAATAGGAACGTGCTGAAATGATCTCTATATCAGTATCAGGATTAGCCGGAATTGATACGGCTGAAACGTCGTATACCTTCCCGATCCTGCTGATAGTCCTTGTGTGGGTCTTGCGGTCGTATTCGTCTTCACTTGTGACAAACGCAAAAGACATTTTATCAATGAGCCCCTTCTGGATGCTGTCATAAAGGTCACGGCTTGCCTGTGTGCTTGACAGATCCGCCTCAATGTGAAGCCCCTTCTCATCCACGCTGATGTTAAGCGTACCATTCTTCTGCCGTGCGTATACCATGCCCTCATGGTTATAAAGGAATATCACGTCAGACAGGTCAGCCTCGTTAAATGCCTCGGGCGTAATCTGCTCTTTGTACTCTGTGCCTTCTTCGTCCGTGAAAAGGACATAAGGCTCAAAGGTGGAAGCGTAGCCTCTGACCTTGTAGTCTGGCTCGGCATCCTGTTCAGCACTCTGTTCACGCTTTTCTATGTTCAAAGCTCTGTATTCTCGGTTACTCTTTATCATCTTGTCCACCATCCTTTGTATCATCCGGATCCTGTGCCGGTTCCGTGCCTTCATCATCCCTCGGTGAGTCCGTGGGTGCGGCGTCAAGCCTCATGATCATTTCGTCCCCACCCTCAAACGGATCGAGACCCATGTATTTAAGCCTCCACTCGTTGCGAGTCATACCGCCGTACAACACAACCTTCTGGTAAAGTTCCATCTTCTGAGTCATGGTGAGGAGCTGTCCTTCGTCCGCCTCGTATGTGATGTAATTGTCATAGGCGCTTGCTTTACCGGCATAGACCTTTGATGTCAGCTCCCGACTGAAACCTGCCAAAAACGGCTCAATTTTCAGCCTGTAAAAGTTTTCAAGCTGTTCGGTCTTAACATCTGACATGACAATGCCGTCATTCATGTTAAAATAGCGGTAAATGTTTTCCCGGATCTCCTTCATCTGCTCATACGTGGCAGTCGAGGGAGCCATGGAGATAGGCGTAAACTCCTGCGTGGAGTCAAGCGCCGCAATGCCGCCCTTGTTCTCAAGGTTTAGATAATCTTTGACAAATCTATCCTGCTGCTCTTTGATGTCCTCAGGTGCGAGCATTGCCTTGGTGCTTTTGAGGATGCCTCGGAGGTTTGCCGTGGCTTTGATGCTATTGGCAAGCCCCTCGTCAGCCGTATTAAGCAGCTCCAACGTGGACAGGATCGCCGTGTTGGGATCTCCGTGGATGTCGGACACGTTATAATCCTTACGGACCACAGCGAGATTATCCCAGGACAAAACCATAGGCTCAGCAGGCTGACCCGCAAAATTGAATTTGATAAACAAGCCATTCTGATACTCTACAGCTTCAAACCACTGATAAGGCACAGGGTAAAAACCACAGGCGCGGCCACGATCATCATGTTCGATGTAAATAAAGGCATTGTTAAACAGCTCAAGCCGTGTCCTGACCTTATACAAAAAGTCCTTGCCGTTCATGTACATGTTTGGGCGGTTGTTTAGGATTCGCTCAAGCCTCTTGTCAGAGCACACACAGCGGGCTTTTGATGTAAACTCAGCCAGCGGCCTTATACATGACCTCACGATTTCGCTCTGATAGATATCTGAGCCGAAATTTGTAAAGGTCGCATTGTAAAGCCCGAGCTCGTGCCATTCCTGCACGTTCTGTTTAGCCTTCAGCGGTTTAAAGATGTTTAAAAAGTTTCTCAAATTCATGGTCTGTCACCTAATCAGCGGGATAAATTCATCTTGATGCTTCATGTAGCCGACATAAGCGTTTAGCAAACTGACCGTCCCGTCTATTCGTCGGTTTGCTTGTATCTTTACCGGTTGGATGCTCTCGATTCCGTCTTTGTTCAGGCTCTTCTTTGCTGTGTTCGACAAGCACCAGCGGAGGATAGGATTGTTTTGGTATATGATCTTATGCTCTTCAAGCTGAGCACCGAGGCTCTTCATGGGATAAGACCATGTGATCGGTCCTTGTGGGATCTTCTCCATGTCATACCCGACAGAGATCATTTCTTCCTGCCAGTATCCGGCGAGGGCTCTGTC